TCCTGCCCTAGTATCATCAGTTGGAGCATTGCCATCATTTCGCATTGAAAACCCAATTCCTACCACATCACTAGCCAATGTCGCACTTGGTCGATGAAGATTGAGTAAAGTTGTGGATTCTCCTTCTAATCCAAGCAAATGCTGAGGGCTCGTCGTCCCAATTCCTACCTCTCCGGCTGAATCTACACTCAAAGCAGGGTCAGGCGAACCATCAGAAGCCACCAACTCGCTATGTCTATGCAATGTGTTCGCAATAGAATTATCCGTAAGTGTGTTTAACTCTGTTCCCGTCGCTGTCGTATCAGAATGTGAAACTATGGTATGAGATTGTGCGTGGTGATCATCCGCACTAATATCCGTTAAACTATCGTGAGAAACCGCACTATCAATATAATCTAAAGCAGTCCAAGCAGTTACGCCGTCGCCAATCTTCATTTTTCCTGTATCTGTCTCAATACCAATTTCTCCTTCTGCCAGTGTCGGGTCTGCGCTTGTCCAGTCCGCCGCCGAGTCTCTTCTGTTTTGTATTTGTATCGCCATTATGCTGTGCCTCCATCTATTGGACTAATTGCAATTCCTCCAAAGTTCTCATTACTTTTACCACCATCCAGATTTTTTAAACCTACCTTATCATCAACATATTGCTTATTAACAACATCGGTATCATTGACAGGTGTATTTAAAATTTTTCCAGCGTCTAGGTTTCCTGAATGATTAGGAATAAATATGTCATCACTTACTAGATTTCCTTGTTTGATAAATTTTCCTTTACTGTTTCTCTTCGGTGTTTGTTTTTTCATTAGTCTAGCTCCAGTCCGACTCTGTTCTTACTTAGTACATTAGATGAATCCTCAAAGACTAAGTTCTGTGTGTCGCCTATACCTTCAGGGATGTCTAGCTTATTAATATCTTTCGTTCCCTTCGTTCCTTGGTTAGGATTGAGTTCGGTTACTACTAACGTACCTGTACCCCTTCCGGATGTCCATGCACCTGCCAAACCTGCAATGTCTCTATAAAAATAAAGTACCCCTGACTCACCTACTTTTCTTAATGCCCAATAGCTTTCAAAATCAATCTCCCAGAAAATTCTATATTCTCCTGTGGCCCCCTCATAATAATAGGTATCTCCTCTTAGAGTATATGTTCCATTACAATCTATTGGAGATGTAGCCCCTGACACAGATATATTAGTAGACATATAGTTCTCCTCCTACTAGTGCCATGTTAAGCCCCTCTTTCTACCTTAAAAACATGAACAGAACCAGATACATCACCAAGGGGAACGACTACTTCTACCATTAATTCTTTACCTTCGGTTTAGATTCAATAACATCTTCCTTAATCTCTTCCTTAACTTCCTCTTTCACTTTCTTTACTTCAAAGATATTCCCTCTTTTCTTTATTAGGTCTGCTAGGTGTCTCCTTGCATCAGAAACAATCAACTGGTCCCTTACAGAATTACCGCTTTTCAAACTTCCACCTGCCCTAGATTTATAATGTTCGTAAAGTTTCTTGTCTCCTTCAACTGACATATTAAGCAACTCCAGTAATGAGACTTACATATTTAGGTTTTCTTAGAATAGCAACCCCATTAGTAGATACTCTTATCTTCCTACCAATACCCTCTTCTGTAATAATCCATGTCTGCAAAGGCTTAAACTGCCTGTACTCTGCCGCCTGTTTTAGGTCTGCAACCATAGCGAAAGTAGCTGTGACATTCTCACTTACGACTAACTGTAGTCCTGCAAACTTCTCCAAAGAACCAGTCCCTACCTTTTCACTTGCGAAGTTAGGTACACTAGAACCCTTAGTAGATACTAACCACACCAATAGGTCTTTCTCACCTTGTGCGTTTACCAATAATTTTCCGTTCCTTATACTCCTCTTCGTCTGTTGTCTTATCTCCATCTTCGCTTCCATGATATCTTCAAATGGGTCTTGTCCACTTGCTGCATCCCATGTAGCATTCGCCGCAGTAGTATTGATTAAGTCAGGGAATTGGTTCTCGGAGATAACATCCCATATATCAGAGTCTTCGTCGTTTGCTATTGCCTCTGTTACATCCTTAGCGTTGTCTAGGAATACCTGTACTTCACTATCCGATTCATCTTCCATGTTAATCATAGGAGATTCTAAGAAATATTTGATTGTGTACTTTGTTGTAGGAGTCCATGATGTCTCTGCTACGAACGGTCTTGCCCCGGGTGCTACATTGCTCATCTTAGCCGGTGCTGTTAGAGTCAGGTAACCCTCTGTCTTAGACCAAAACTTAACCTCTCTAGACTTAGTAGGTTTACTAGAAAGCATCCCCTTAAAAATTAAAGCTTCCTCTTCAAAAGCCATAGCGTTCTTAGTAATATCAATATCCCTTATTAATGCCTGTCCTGCTGTTTCTACCATTATGCTAGTTCAACCGTAGTCGGTCTTAACTCCATCAATTTAGTCTGACCGTCTGTTGCGTCCTCTAGCATTATACCTAGAATTTCCTCACAGTCTGCTGCGGCTGCCATAACGTAATTTGCGCTTGTACCTGCTCCTGTCTGTACCGGACCCCCTGCACTAATAGAACCCGAACAATAAACCCTAAAGATTCCGCCTCGGTAAATTGCGATAGATGTTTGAGTTGTATCTGCTGCGAGTTTCTCACTCTGTGCAATACCTGCAACAATATCAGCATCTCCATCGGCCAATACCGCTGTCATAGGAGAAGTAAGTTTACAAATAGCTCCTTTCTCAATAGTAGCTGTCGTAGAACATGTAAAGTTCACAGGAATGTGAGTCTCAACCTTCAACACTGCTTCATTTGCCATAAAGTTATTCGGTTAAACGATTATATAAATGTTTCGATTATAGGGCTTCATGAGTCCATCCCAAATCATCAATATATGTCCCTACGATCTCTCCATCTTCTCGTGTTCCTAGGACTATAATACTCACAAACGCCTTTACCCACTTAAAATGCTTGCCCTCATCTTCATAATTTGGAATAGGTTTTAATTTCAAAAATTTTCTAAGAAATGGATAAACCATTCTCTTAAAACTCACCCCATATTCTCCTCCTATTTCTGTGGTCTTTGCTCCTAGTGTTCTCAATACTATATCAAGGGATTCTTTAGGGAAGACATACTCTTTTATTCCGAATGGTAGGTCTCTAATCTGTCCGGAAATCCACACACCCATATTATCCTCTCCCTCCTTTGTCATAGGCATTAGATGTTTTTGTGCTTCCATATCTCTCAACATTTTTTCTACACACCCTCTCTCTCCATAGGGTATAAAACTAAGATGCATTTTTATCCGCTTCCTTCTTGATCTCTTCTTTAGCCAATAGAATAATCTTATCAAATATAGCAAGGTTAGACTCTGCTGTTAAATAACCTGTCTCTGCCTCTACGAGTTTGTCTCTCCATAGTTTTTCCTTTTCAGAAATAATCTCAAACGTCTCGTCCTTTTCTTCCGCTTCAGGGAATACCCAATTCTCACCGCAAACCTCACAAGGGGATTGTAAACCCTTCTTGCACTCCGGACATTTTCTAGTCTCCATGTTTACCCTCCTGTATTTCCTTTTGAATCCTGTCAGAATATTCCTTTGGTGATTCTTCCTTTGCCGGAGTTACTGGGACGTTTCCGCCTGTCGTTCCTGCTAGTCTTTGGTTTGTATGTAGCGTCTCTTGTCTTGCTAACAGTTCTTCCGTCTTCTTGTTCGCCGCTTCTTGCCTAACAACAATCGCTTCAGTCTTATCATAGAGAGAAGTAGGTGCTTTATCTGTCGCAGTATCAACAGGAGTTTCCGCTCCCTGTGTGTCAGTCGTATTTGTTTGTTCATCTTCCATTAAAATATCAAATATGAATACCAACCAACCGCGCAAGAAGCGCAGATAATAAAAATCCATGCAAGTATCGTATTGTTCTCCATATAATTACATGACACACCACTTTATAAATATGTCGTTTTTCCTGTATTTTGGGGACAGTGTTCTATTCTGCTTGCCAACTTCTCCAACACCGTAACAATCTTTTTCATTAATACCTGTTTGTCATAAATAAGATAAACACAAAATATACCAACCGCTCCATATTAAATAAGGCTGTCCTCTATCATT